ATTCATATCGAATACCACTTCATGTTCGCCATCTTTTAAGTTTATCTTGAATATCTTGGTTTTTAAGTCCTTACCGGTCATGTCCATTTATCCTCCTATAAAAAAAGAACAAGAGTTTTCTTGTCCCACATTTAAATCCATATTTCTAATACTTTATCCAAATGGCCTATTCTGTCCCTGATTCTTGCACCGCAGTAAACCAAGCTGCCATTTTAGTAGTACTTGCACCTGTTGCATCCTCATCTAGGGTAAATCTCCACGCTCCATCATGATTCCTCGCATAAAATGACCCTTTTAATTTAGGAGTTTTACTCTCAATCTTATCTGCTTGAGTTGCATATTCATCCTCCACCAGTTCAAACTTTCCCTTATAAAGAGCCACATATCTGTATTTGCCATTAGATTTCTTAGATCTAAATAAAAGAGCTCCTTCAGGCGCAATATCACTGGTAGTTTCTAAAAGCTCGCCGTTAGCTGTAGTTATTCCTTGAAGTAATGCTCTGCTAGTCAAATCTAGAGCGTTGACTTCGACTTCTACGTCTATACTATCAAACGTATTGATTATTTCTTCTACACTATCGTCAGAGTAAATCTTTTCACTTGAAGTTTTAGGCGAGATCTTTGCATTAATTGCACCTGCTACTTTTGCAGGAATAGAATATGTAACCCCTGTATCATCATCCTTTGTTAACTTTGCAAAATATACATCCTTTAATCCTATTTGTCTTGATGCCATAACTCGTTCCTCCTTTAGTAATCCTGATATTCTGGCTTAAAGAACCTTAGCCCTTTGTGAAATATTTTAGTATCAGGCTCATATAAATCCTGGCCATTGCTATACATGAATCCAGCTTGCCTCATTAATCTTTTTACACTATTTACTGTTGCGTTATAATTCCCTTTACTCCATACATCCACTTGGACATAATGACCAATAGTGTCTATATTATCCTCTGCATGGTCTTCAACCTGGTCGTTATATTCAAAAAAGGTTATGTACGTTTCAGCATCTCCCGTATATTTCTGAAATCTTACAGGAGTACCACCATCATCTAATTCTTTTAGTGCTATCATTACGTCCCACTGGATACTCATAGTCCCAGCCCCTTTTTCATTTCCTCTTCAAATACCTCAAAACTTTTATTCTTTTTACGCTGATATCCCGGTTGCATAAAAGGTTGCTTCCTATATCTGCTGGTATCGCTACGCCCCCACTCAAGAAACTTTGCATAGTAATGCTTAGAGTCATCGCTTTTCTCCCAGCCAACACTTATAGAGTGCTCCGTACCTGATTTAGTCACTTTATTCTTAGGTATTTCATCTTTTAAGTGCCCTTCACCATATTTTCTTTTATGCCCAGACGAATCATATGGAGCTAGCCTCTTGACTTCCTGATATATAGGTTCAATAGCTTTATCGAGTGCAGTATCTATAACTGCTTCTGCCTTGTTTCCCATTTCCTTTATTTTTGCATATAGGTTTTCAAACCCTTCAGCCCGTACTTTAACTGCCATCGTTTATCAACTCCGTCACTATTTCTACGTATTTATGGAGATACTCTTTATCATTCACGTATACCACCTTGTATGATTTGCTATCATATATGACTCGAAGCTTTTCTGTACTATATCCATCCAACACAGGGCTATAACGCATGGTGAACTTTGTTGTCACTATAGCATTTTGTTGAGCTGCTTTAAAAAACTCTTTACCCGACATATTTTGAATAGAGGCATGACAAGAACATAAGGTAGACCATCCATCTGTTTCATAGCCTTCAGAATCTACCCCTCCACTATAAGCCTGTATTTGAATTATATGTCTCAGCTCTCCAGGATTCATGGCTGTTTACCCCATTTGTCATACGTTGTTTGCGGTAGTGAACAGTATTTTATGTGCCTTAGTAGTGTCCCTAGTGAAAATGCTAATTGGTCAGCTTTACCTACAGCTTCTCTGTTCTCATACCAATGAGCCACCAATATACACTGAGCAAGATTGCTTATTTGATCTTCAATATAGTCTCCGCCGCACTCGTTTTTTATATATTTATCTGCAGCCTCTATAAGATCTTGTATCATTTCATCGCAGTCATCTGAGTCAACAACCATGTATTTTTTAGCTTGCTCAATCGTAATCATCTTCATCTCTCCAAATGGTTATTAGGTAATAGTAAGTTCTCCGTTAATGTAGGCATCAACATCTTTTACCACTACATCGTACCTCTCAATTGCTCTTAAGTATGTAATATTTTTGGTGAAACCGGCTTCTTTAGATACAGCAAGTTCATATAAATCTCTATCCATGAATCTTATTGCATCTGTAAAACTTCCAACTAGTATTGGTGCTTTACCTGCTGTTGTTGCTAAATTAGCATTAGACATTACAACAATAGGCAAGCCCTTGTACATTTTCTTAGTAGCATTGGTAGGATCAGGTTGTAAAAGTGGTCTGTTGGTGCTATCTAATACGCTATCTAAAAAGTTGAAACCGTCCTGGTTCGTTATAACTATTGCTCCATCAAGTAGAGCAGGGTCTAAGTCTTTAATTATCGCCTTTGCAAGTGCGGGTAAATCTGCAATAGCCTTTTTAGCTTTTGCTCCAGTTAAAGCAGTGATTATATCTACATTCTCAGTCTTTACCGCTTTCCTTGAGAACCACCCAGCTACATATGCTAGCAGATTTCCTTTTTCATCCTGTAATAGCTGATTTGAAACAGGTAATAGTGCACCTTTATCCTTAATAGCATATATTTTCTTTTCAAAATCAGGAGTTTGTTCTGCGATATCTCCGCCTTCCGTAAGATCTGCAAGTACAGATAATGTTGAAGTCTTCTCAAATACAAAAGATCCTGCATCTGTGCTGGTAATCTGCACATCCACATATTGTTTTAAAGAAGTGTACTGTCTCTTATATTGATTAATCTCTGTCTTTACATCTTCGGGGACTATATATCCTGCACTTACTTGACCCGTCCCAGCAGTACCTTCTATAAGTACGTCTCTTTCTTCTAGTGTTAACTGTTTTCCTGCTAATGCTTTTAAAAGGATGCTTCTAGCCTCAACTTTAGGCTCTTTATTATCATCCTCTTCAGGCTCAATCGGAGTCTCACTATGTTTAATGATATCTCCTTGTCTTACTTCACTCTCTAACTTTAGGAGTTTCTCTAAAGACCTTATCTGCTGTTTTAAATTCTCTGCTTCTTCCACGCCTTTCTCAGCCTCATCAATCTTTCCTTCTTCTGATAGTGCTCTTGCTTCTTCAATTCTCGCAGTTAATCTCTGCCTTAATTCAATTAATTTCTTTTCATCCATTTCCATTGCCTCCTGTTATTTGTTTATAAAATAAAAACAAGCCTCTTCGGCTTTGTAATTCTTAACTTCATATTGATTTCTCTTACATATTCTCAAATCTAGCAACCCTCCAATTCTACCAACCTTAATCTCAGCATTAATTGATGCCACTTTAGCTTTTCTTTTTTCCGTTCCTCCTTGGTCTTAATATTTTTTTCTTTCATAATCGAGCGTTTGCCAACTTCGCTGTTTAAGTATGCAGGGAACGGAGTAGGAGATATCTCTCTTAGATCAATATCTAGAAGAGTCCTCTCGTACACATCTTCATCTGCAATATACTCCCAGGATTCATCTCTTACTAAAAAACCAAAGTAGAGTAAGCAACCGACGCCTTACAATATTACTATTGCAGGTTTTCAGTCACTCCTCACCGAACCGGACTTACACCTCTCAATGTATCCGGCTCTCCATTTACAATTATCTATCCTTTGTGTATTTTCTTATGACATGGCTCACATACAACAAGTGTTTTACGCTTTTTAGCTATCATAATCTTTTCCCAGAAGGCTTTGCCTTTTAGGTTTTTTACCCTATTAACATGATGAACCTCGTATTCCACTTTTTCGTTATTTGTACCACATATTTCACATACACATGCTTTTAGGCGTTTTTCTAATTCAGTCGTACATTGATATACATATAAATTAGGTTTATTGTCTACTGTTGCAAAGTAGGAAGGTGCTTGAATTTTAAACCCTTTGTTGTAGTAAAAAGTAGTTTTTGTACCTGTCTTGGTTTCGTAATTCACGCCCCAATACTTTCCCTTTCTGTATTTGCTTCTCATTTTTGCAACTGTAGATTTATATTTGCAAGCTAGAGTTTTAAGACAGCTATACTCCATAACATATTTTAACTGCCACATTTTTGACGACACATTTTGAGCCATCCCGTAATAGTTATATAATCCTCGCAGTTCCGAATTATAGGTTTGTATAATCTCTAAATCCGTTAGTCCTATTAATGCAGGACGATGTTTAGTCTGCCATGGTTCATTATTTATGTCTGTAACTAGCTTGTTTTTAATAATCACCTTTTCAATCGTGCCGCTAGGAATTGTTAATCTTATTCGTCCATTATGTACTCTCTTTGCTATTCCATTTTTATCCTTCTTAGCATCATATGTTTTTTGTACAGTTATTTGGTATCCAAGAAATTTTGAGCCATCCACACTATAAGTTATCAGTGTTTTCTCATCTGACATCTCAAGATTCAACCTGTCTTTAAGGAATATTTTAATTTTCTTCTTTACCAGTTCACAATCTCTCTTGCTTCCATTTATACCTATGATGAAGTCATCGGCATATCTTACATATTTGAGTCTTTTATAACTGTTGTCACATGATTCGTAATAAGGAATACTTAATAGAGTTTTGCGTTGTATATTATGAAATTTGATTAACTCCTGCTTTTCATCTTGGTCATCAATTCCATCAATCTTCTTTTTTAATCGGGCGAGTTTAGATGATGCCCTTCTATACACTTTGTTAACTCTCTTAGGTGTTTTTGCTTTTCCAGTATCAAATTCCTTTTTGAGTACTTCTGCTACGTAATTATCAAACTCATTAAGATAAATATTTGCAAGTATAGGACTGATAATACCACCTTGTGGTGTACCACTATAGGTTTTATGGTATTTCCAATCTTGCATGTATCCTGCTCTTAGAAACTTCCATATTAATCTAATGAATCTTTCATCTTGTATCTTATTACGAAGTATCTCAATAAGAATATGATGATCCATGGTATCAAAATATGCTTTGATATCTCCTTCTACAAACCAGTTTACAGCAGTAAAGGTTTCTTTTATTTCTGTAAGTGCAGTATGACAACTACGGTTAGGCCTAAAGCCATGTGAACTATCCGAAAAAACGGGTTCATATATTGTTTCTAAAATTCTCCTGCAAATCTCTTGGATGATTCTATCAGAAAAAGATGGTATGCCTAATGGTCTTAGCTTTCCATTTTTCTTCCTGATATGAGTGCGACGAACTGATTTGGGAATATATTTCTCTGTTTTTATCAATTTTATAAGTTGCTCAATTTTATTTTCCCCAAAACCATCTGCCGTCTCATCATCAATTCCTTTAGTCGTACTTCCGTCATTTTTGTATATCTTTGCATAGGCTTTATAATAAAAATCTTTGTTATATAAATGTCTGTAAAGCCTGTCAAATTTGAAATCCGCCTTTGTTGCTTGTTTTGATAGATTGCATACTACAATTTCCGAATTTTGCACAGAGCATTTCGCTCCTTTCATCTTTGTTTATGCTTTGTAAACTACTTCCCTTCGCCATGTAGCAGGCTTTCCCTACCTCAGACTACTACGGAAGTTCCGTTACCTTGCCAGATTTTCAAACCCTTTGGTTATAGCCATTATGGCGTTCTGGTTTAGGTAATCCCCATTTAGTACGTTGTATACAGGCTTGATAAATTGTCGGAAGGAACTTTCGCCCGTTTATTGCTTCTGCATATGCGATTACTACTACTTTTTCAGAAAACAATCCCACAATAGTGTCCTTATATTATGAGACAGTAGTAAATGTTAGGTTACAATCGAAATTCCTAACCGGTGACGGTGAACCCGCTTGGGCTATTCTTTAAGCAGTTTAGCTTTCTTCCTTATATTTATCTTTTATATCTTGCCATTCAGTCGTGGTCTTTTCGATTAGACCAACTTATGACTTTCCCAACATGCTGCACTCCCTCTCCAGTTTTCCCTTCAAGATAAGTTGGGTGATATGTTAACCGTTTTCTAGTTAACCTGCCGCCTATCGGCAAAATACACAACGCCCTTATGGGCGCACCGACATGCCATCTACGTCACCTCTGGATATACTTTCATAAGCATTTTGTCCTGCAGCGTTATTAGGTAAATCCAGTTCAAACCAAAGCCCCACATCATCCTCTCTTAGTCTTAACGTATCTGACTTAGTGGAACCCAGTACAATGTTTGTATTATGATCCCATAATCCTTTAATAGTATTTTCTGAGAGACTCCTTGCAAATGCTCCTTTTGCTACTTTCTCGTAAAACTCTCCAAACAATAACTGGCTACGCTCATTAAACTTTACAACATATCCCTCTACGATCATTCTGTTATCAGCCTGAACTGCCCTGATTTGTAAGTTTGCAAAGGGAATATACCTTAATTCTTTTTCCATACTCATTTCTTCGACACCCCCTTTCCACCTGTTTTTGACATCTGGTACTCATCCATTTTGTCCAAGGACACATAGTTCAAACTTACAAAATGCTTATCCCCATTTTCTATTTCATCGAGTTCTTCTAGTGCTCTTATTTCATTAATAGACATAATTCCTAGCGTTACCATCTTCTCGTAGTACTGAGCCCTTGATGCGCTGTCTCCTCTAAGTATTGAGTTAAGGTTAAACTTAACATAATATCCCTTCTCAATCTCAGGATTTGAAAATAACTGATACTGCAGTATCTGCTCCCAACTTATTATAAGCGGTGTAAGAGTATCTCTTAAAAACTCCATCGATTGCTGTTCTATATTTGAAAATGTTGCCCTGTCTAGCTCTGCCAGCATATGAAGGGGGACATTGAAAATCTGGGCTATCTCAGATTTAGTAAATTTTTGAGTCTCAATAAACTGTGCATCAGCCTGATTCATCCCAAGAGACTGATAATCTAAACCTGCGTCTAAAATAGCTATCCTATGGGCATTAGTAAGACCTGTACTATAACTTTCCCATTCAGACCGTACTCTATCTTTTGCTTCTTTATTAAGCTGCGTAGGTACTTTAAGCACTCCTCTGGTCATAGTCCCATTGGCATAAAATTTACCCAGAAACTTTTGACTGGCCTTTTGGACACCTATTTGTTCTCTAACTACTTCTATTGGACTTATCCCTGTTATGCCATTCATGCTAAGCCCTTTAAGGTGAAAAAGATTCGCATACGGTATCTTTCGTTGTACTTGATTAGGAAGATTAATAACTGCCCATATCTTGCCTTTAACATCTTGAAGGATAGAAACGTTTCTAGGATTTAGAGGCCACAATGCTTTGGGGTATCCATCTCTACCCCAGACTATTTCTGCATAACCGTTCCCATAAAGCTGTCTAAATGCTTCAAGTATTTGCTTGAATTCATACGGTGTCATGTATGGATTCGGCCTGGTCTCTAGCAACTTAGCTACAGGGTGAGCAGCATCTCTTGTTTTCTTACCATTTTTATCAGTATAGAATACTCTGGTAGGGAGCATTGCAATGTGACTAGATATTATTTTCACGCATGCATACACCGTTGAAGTCCTAACTGCGACATCTCCTGTGACTTTTTCTCCAGAAGTTGATTCCGTACCGCCTAATAGTTCTATCAGCCAGTCAGTAGGATTTATAAGGTCACTATAGTCTGACCGCTTAATTAATTTGCTAAATAGCACCTGCATTTCACCCCATAACTCCTTTTATTTGTTTGCAACTACAAATCCTAATAGCAGTAATATCACTCCAAGCACGTATTGACCGAGTACTGCATTAATCCTGTAACTTGCGCCTATAATTAACATAAATCCGCCCAAAACAAGCAAATCTTCTGCAAATCTAAGCATAAACCTGATACTTTTGCGCATTCTACCGCAATAACTTGCATTTCTAATGCAGCCTCTAGGCATAAATTCACCATCCTTATAACGAAAACTCATCACTCATGATATATTGATTCAAATCCACTGCACTATCTAAAAGTCTAGCTCTAACATGGCTGTTTATCATCGCACATGCAGGGTCTATTCTGTTTCTAGCCTTTGCCTTATCAAGCGCTATGTTGCCATTTGGATCTTGTCGTATAACTGCATTAGACACAGCCCACTGAAGTACTGGGTCATTATTATGTATAATTCTTCTTTGCAAAACTAAAGAGCCTACATCTTTCGTAGACTCTGATAATGTTTGATATCCTTGCCTTATTGCAACACAGGTAAATCCTTCGTTTTCTAAATCATTTGCCATTTGGGTAGCATTCCATGGATCAAAACATATCTCTTTAATCTGATACTTCACTGCCTGATCTCTTATGTATTGCTTTATGAACTCATAATCCACCACATCTCCTTCAGTTGCAGTTATGTACTTTTGCTTTATCCAAACCCCGTATGGAACTCTGTCTTGTTTTTCTTTATCACTTATTCTGTTCTTAGGCATGAATGAATGCGATAACATTACATACTTTCCGTTATCTAATCTAAACTCTAAGTNNATAAATCTAAACCTAGATAACAAGGCTTTCCTAACAACTCATTGGTATCTATAACTTCATTACATGAATTCCAGCGTCCCATATCAAGCCATGATATTTCGCCATTTATCCATTGATTAAGGTATAACCTCCTAAACCTGGCCTCTTCGGTAGGCATTTCTCTTGCTCTGTTGGCAGATTGTCTAAACTCTTCTAAGCTCCTAAATATTCCTAATGACGGATTACATTTAAACCATGTATTTTCATCCCATATATCCGCATCTTGGTCTGCCTCATATATAACAGGGTAGAAGGTAGAGTCTTTTACTGTTCCTTCTTTTATCTTTTTTGCGTAGTCATATAACTGGTAGCATATGCTATTTATATCAACTCCGGCAGTTGTAATGCTAATTAGCATTGGCTGTGTTCTAGACCCCATTGAAGTCTTCATTACATCATATAATTCTCTGTCCTTACTTTCATGTATCTCATCGTATATAACTACATGAGCATTTGCACCATGTTTAGTACTCGCTTCTGCAGATATTGCTTTGTAGAAAGAATTTGTATCATATCTAACTATCCGTTTCTGAGATTCTATAATCCGGCATTTATTAACTAATGCTTTATTCATTCGAATCATTGCACATGCAGTTTGAAAGACTAAAGATGCTTGGTCTCTATCATTTGCACAGCTATATATTTCTGCTCCAAATTCATTATCCATAAACAAAAAATATAATACTAGTCCTGCTACTAGTTCTGATTTGCCATTTTTTCTAGGAAGAAATATAAATGACTCTCTATATTGTCTTGTGCCATCTTCGTTTATAGTGCCTATTAAATCTCTTACTATTTCCTCTTGAAATGGAAGTAGGTTAAAATAGTTTTGTGCAAATTCTCCTTTCGTATGCCTTAATAACTTTATAAACTGTACTGCTTTATCCGCTCTTACTTTGTCATACATTAATAGATGCACTCCCTAAGAAGTCTCTCCATATCATCCTCATCATCTTTCTCACCATATAGAAGCATTCTTCCTCTAGAACTAGGGGTGAGGCCAAACTCACACATAAACTCTTTACACAATTTAAGATATTTCTGAGCTATTGATACTTGAGGAAGCTGCTGAACATATCCACTTGGGGTTTTGAAAAATGTCGTATTTATCCTATCCATTTGCTCTTCTGCCTCTCTATATCTACTCCAACACTTACAATATGCTTCAAGTGCTACTAAATCAGACTTGGTGAGTACTTTAGTCCTAGCAAGTAGTGGGGCAACTCTTTCCCACTCGGCCTTTGCTATAGTATTTTTCTTAATCCACTCTGGTGGATCAGGTATTTCTCCATGTTCAAATAGTCCTTCTTCCATGTTGTAATCAGCCCTTTTGCTTAGGTTAATTCTGCTAGGATTTCCATTGAGTATATGTATCTGAGTAGGCTTAGGTTTTGCACCCGGCATTGAGCTCATACCCATCACCTCCGGTTAAATCAGAGTAAGCAACCTTCTCTCCATCACGGATAACAAATATATCATCATAGCTATCTTTAAACTTTATATACCTGGCCACTATAACGTCTGCATATTTCTCATCTAACTCCATAGTAAAGCACCTTCTTCCTAGTTGTTCTGCAGCAATTAAAGTACTACCACTTCCTCCAAATGGGTCAAATACAATATCTCCTTTTTGACTTGAATTACTCATTAGTTTTCCAACAAGTCTGACGGGTTTCATGGTAGGATGCATATCATTTATAGTAGGTCTGTCATGGTATATAACAGAGCAGTTCTCATATTGATTATTGGAAATCTCTTCTACTAGCTTCACAAGTTCTTGCTTACTCATTTTCTTGTAGTTGAGCCTCTCTTTTTGGTCTATCACTGTGTCTTTGTCTCTTGCTCCATACCATTTATGAGCACTGCCACCTTTCCAACCATATAAAATTGGCTCATGCCTCCATTGGTAGTCTTGTCTTCCCATTACCAGGCTGTTTTTGACCCATATTATACATTGCTTAACCTCCCAGCCCGATTTGTTCATAGAGACCCTAAAATTTAATCCTTCAGTATCTGCGTGAAATACATATATCGGACATCCAGACTTTGCTACGTCAAATGCCCTTTTGTAAAACTGCAGTAGAAAGTCTTTAAATGCATGATCTTCCATATTGTCGTTTTTTATTTTCATACCTTGCTCACCTTCATAATTTACGTTGTATGGAGGGTCTGTTATTATGCAGTCTACTAGTACTCCGTCTGTTAATTTATCTATATCTACTTTTAATGTGCTATCCCCACAAAGTAGCTTATGTGTGCCTAAAAGCCACACATCTCCTTGTTTTGTAATAGGAGTTTCAGGAATTGCATCATCGGGGTTAAAGTTATCTTCAACTACTGGTTCATTGCCAATAAGGGCATCAACTTCTGCAGCATCAAAACCTGTAATATCTGCAAGTCCTGCACCTCTAAGCTCAGATAGTAGAGTCCCTAATTGTTCTATGTCCCAATCGCCGCATATTTTATTAAGCGCGATGTTAAGTGCCTTTTCATCCTCTTTTCCAAGTTCTACAACGACACAATCTATTTCAGAATAGCCTAGCTCTTTTAATACTTTATATCTCTGGTGACCACCGATTATTGTCCCATCTTTATTTACAATAAGCGGGTCTACATATCCAAAATACTGTATGCTGTTTTTGATTTTCTCGTATTCCTTATCTCCAGGCTTTAGATTCTTGCGTGGGTTATATGCTGCTGGATTAAGGCTGTCTACACTTCTTTTTTCAATTTGCATTTTGTGTCCTCCATGTCATTCCAATATCTAACCCCCCTATGGTAATTCCCGAAATATTTTTTAGAGCTGCCCTGTCGTTCCCACTGCCAGCGGTTACAGCTTTTATAGGGTGGGGGGTGGTAGTCGTAATTTATATAAACAAAAACCCCGGTTTGTTCAAGATTTATCCTGCTTCTTATTTACACTGTTTACCAATTTAACATTATGTATTCTGTTATGACATGACTCGCACAAAGAGGTCAGGTTATCCTGCTCTAACCTCAAATCCCAGCGTTCCTTAACAGGAATTACATGGTGTACTAATTGTGCAAACGTTATCCTATTATGCTTCAAACATTCCTGACATAAACCGTAATCTCTTTGCAAAGTGGTCTTTCTAGCCCTTTTCCATGCACTACTGTGATAAAATGCTGTTTCTGCTATATCTGTACGAAGCAATTGGTATATTCTGTTTGTTTCCTTCTTATATCGCTCCCTGTTCTCTAAATGGATGTTGCAGTAGGTATTTCTAGTCAAATTTACACATCCTGGTATTTTACAGGGTTTAAGCTTCTTTAACAGCATGTCCGCCTCCATTTCAAGGTAAAATAAAAAAGAGGCCAAATCTCTCGATTCAAGCTCCTTTTTTAGGAATTACTTATAACATTCATTTGGGGAGTTTTATGGAGAACTTGTCTCTCCAAAAACTGCTATTATAATAATATCATGCTTGACTGTAACAAAACAAGTAGATTTCTGTAACTAAACTGTAACAAAAGTGTAACTATTCCGTACTTTTTGAAACTTGAGTCATATATGTCACAATATAACACTGAATTACTCATCTATTACTTGCATGTATTCTATAATAACTTCATCGAGTTTTTTACTAAGTTCCAGCACCCGTGGATTTAGAATATCTTCTTCCTCAAGAAGTCGGTTAAGTTCTTCCCTTAATTCCATTATCTTCAATAATATTTCTTTATTCGACGCGATCACCGCCCCTTTATTGATATTTTTTTCATATACAATTTAACATCAACTTTTATCATCATCAAGCATTTTAATTCTAAAAAGATTCTTAATAATCTTTTTAGTGTGTAGAGAATTATCCATTTTCACAGTTAAATGTAGTATGGGTGATTATGTTATGGAGAACGAAGTAAAAAATACACTTGGGAGCAGAATAAGGCAGGAACGTCTCAAAAAAGGTTGGACTATAGAACATCTGTCAGAACTTGTCGATCTTTCGCCTTCTTCTTTAGGCCTTGTCGAAAGGTCTAATAGGGCACTTAGCATTGAGAAGCTTTATGCAGTTTCACGCGTTCTAGAAGTCACTACCGATTCATTGTTAAATATTAACTCTGATCTTGAAAATACAAGAGCTGACTCTATTATGGCTTTAGTTCGTGATTTATCAGATAAAGAGTTTGAATTTGTTATGGATATTATAAGGACTATGCGAAGTAATTTTAAAAATAATTCTCTCAAATCGGGCAATTAATTCAAATTTATGTTAATTTAGGAGACTTTCTGCAATTTGTACAATATCACTAAAAAGATTAACCGTATAAAACTGAGATATTATGCCCCATAAATCAAATATGGCATATTTAGTCATATTTAAAAAGCGTCCGGATTTTTCCGTACGCTTGATATTTATCATTTTTGCTGTTTTAGGTGTTTTTAAGTATTATTTGGTATGTTACACATTATCGCTATGAAGGCATTTATAGAAATTTCGGAGTATATTGCATAATATGCCAACAGCCTCCCGTTTTATCTTTCTTATACCCGCATCTCCAACATATGAATTGTATACATTTCTAAATTTTTCATTAAACTCCTTTTCTATCGCACTCCATGTCCATTTTTCAAAGAATTTGCTTTCTACTACAAATAATTGCTCACGGCTTAATGCATTAAGTGCCGATTCTATCTGTTCTACTTCAAGCTTAAGAACCAGTATATCTCTTTTATCGTCATTTATCCATTTTTGGACAATTTCCCTTGCTACTTCTCTTTTCAGGACGCTGACCTCCACAGGTTTTGATATTTGACCCTGTACTTTCGGCATCCCAGGGTAGACTTCTTCAGGAGGCTCTATTACCAGCTCTAGTACATCATCTCCCGTACCTCTTAGTATTTTCTCTAACTCAGATATTCTAAGCATAGTAGTATCTACAAGAGCCTTATTCTGCTTATATGTGTTAAGTTTATACTCCATCCTTATATTATCCATATACATACTTAAAATCCTCCTTTACGCCTTAATTATAAGCTGTATTACATCTTCCAAACTGTATACCACTTCTGCTGTTGCACCTGCATTACGAAGCTTTCTTAAAGTAGCTTGTTGAAGCTTTGTGGGCGTATTACCAGGCCTTTTAACTTCAAACGCATAAGCATGTCCGTCTAGTATAGCTATTATGTCTGGCAAACCTATTCTGGCAAATTGTCCGCCATGATTCTTCCAAACGAAGCATTTATCCATAATCCTCAAATAATCCATAATTTCCTTCACTATTGTACTTTCAAGCATAATTCGCTCTGCCTTTCATTAAGAGATTCTATCTGTCTTATAGGTATCCTAAGTTCTACTGCTTTTTGTATTTCCATGGCCATTCCTTCTGTAGGAACACCAGTTTTAGTATAAAACCACAATTCATCGCAGCGTCCTAGTATTTCAAGTCCGGCCTGAATTCCCATATTCCGCTGTATTGCATCGTTTTCATCTAGCATGGTTGGATATATCAAATGAGGTGCAAATGGTATATGTCCTTTAGAAAATACATATCTGCATATATCTTGAGCAAGTATGGTGTTTTCTTCAATATCTCCTCTAAATGGAGAACACACAAATATTAGTTTTTTCTTCATCATCGTTCATTTCCTCCTAGTAAGCTTTTCTTACAGTCTCAAATCCTAATTGTTTATATTTTATTTCTTCCTTCTCTTTATCCGTTAGAAATGGATTTTCTGCACATTCGGAGTCATTCTCTCTAATTTGCATAAAAGCCGATACGGCCTCTTTCTTGTATAACTCATTTATTATTAGCATAAAGTCCTTATATCGCCTTATTGCAAGTTCTAACCTGGTAATGCTCTTCTCTATAAATGCCTTATCTAAATCAGTTTCAGCTTTCTTGAGCTTTTCATGAAGCTTAGCATGCTTGAATTTAACCCAGTCCCAGGAGAAGTCTGTCCAATAGTTCTGTGATAAATCTCTAACCATATTAGTTAGCATTCCTATTGCTTTAGCTTCATCAAAGATTTCAAATTGCTTTTCTAATTTGATAATTTTTTCGCAAATTTCCAAATAAGCAGATTTCCACTTTGCAAATTCGCAAACGCTTAATTCCTCGGCTTTTTGCTTACGTATTTTAAGCTTGATCAACTCGTCCATATGCCCTCCCAATTTATGTAAGTAAATATTACCGCAACCCCAGGTAATATTTTTAAGTTCACAAATCCCTGTTTTTACTAGGGTTTTATACTGTGTTACGCATTACCTCTGAATTTTCAAAAATATAACGTATATAAAATTATTGAAATAGTGGAGTATTAAAGATTTCGACCCTCTTATGTAATATATATATTCTATAGGTAATATAGGTAATATAGTATATAGATAGCCTATTTGAAAGCTTTTAGCTTAATACCTTTTCATTACCTTTTGATTACCTTAATACCCCAAAATTTCAATTTAAAATTCTAAAATGGACACTCCAGCTCCCCCACTTTTAATGCAACGAACTTAACATACTTACCATAGTATCTAAATGTAATTTGATTTTTATCTTTGTCTGAGTATATATATCCTCGTTCTCCAAGCCCTTTTAAAGTCTTTCTGTATGAATATCCTTTTTTAACTAATAAGTCTTCTAATACATACGGAAAAATATAATAGGCATCCTGTTCCTCTCTTATAGTTCCATAACATGGCTTAGAATCTTTATTAAAATTATTTGAATTTGCTATTGCCCAGCTCTTAATATAGGCGTAGACTTTTTCTATTACATCGCTGTCTTTATCTGTCTCCAGGCCTGACAATATACTAATCCCCATATTATATGAAGCTTCTTCATCGTTATCTTCGAATATCCACCTGCCCGATAATATGTCAGCTAAAACTACCAGAGCTACAGCAGACACATGAGTGCCCATTTTATTGCTACAGTTCTGTGATAACTTTCGTTGTACATATGCGTGCATGTGTTTAAGCTTGTCCCAATCCTCACCATGCTCTAGTGTTAGTCTTTCTACAAATTTTGGCCCTGCCGTGCCATAAATTTCAGGAGCAATATCATGCATGCGCCTAGCTTCACTTTCTCCGTTAAAAGGAGCTCCATATAACTCAACTACTCTTGTAGCCACTCCTGTTTGAGAAGTTGTGTCCCAAAGTGGCTCTTCTCCAGTAGTTAGGACAATAGTCTTCCATGATGTCATGTTTTGCATCCCGCCGGTCTTTGTGCCTCGCAATTTAGAGCCTCCTATACCCAGCATATATATGAGATTATCCATAAATTGTTGGTCACTAGAACCCACCTGCCTCTCGTCTATACCAAGCGGCAGATCATTATAAAAACCTGCTATTCTTTCCAGTCCAACTCTTGTAGCGTTAAATGTTACCATGAGATCTTCACAATTCCCCCATACACCAAGAGCAGCTTTCAATGCAGCGGTTTTCCCGCTTCTTGAATCAGCCCAATTGTGTATGAAAAATACTCTATGATTTATAAGTTTTAACAAAGGTGCAGCAAAACTTGCTGCCATCATGAACCTAAAGATATGATTTTTCCTGTATGAACCCATAACTGACACCCATTCTTGCAACGTACTTTTGCAGCTATAGGCGTTTAACCATCTCATCGAATTCCTATCTACATCTATGACCAGCCCTTCTTCTTTACTAAATGGGAGAAAGCTTTTATTAAACCATCCAAGTTGCCTAAGACTCTTTTTAATAGGCAGGAAGTCTATATTTTCTGCCTCCAATGCTCCAAGAAACTTTACCAGATATCTTGCAGATTCACTTGTAACTGTAATTCCTATATCAGCCAATTGCGTAATAGTCCTACATTGAAACACTGTACTTCTCGGATAAATTATGCTCCTCCATTTGCTATCCCTATAAAATGATACTTCTACTTTTTCCTCTCCTGTATCCAAAGAGCACATCCTGCCTGATATAAGTACTGGAGTCCTACATATGCATTTTGCTATTCCTGTGTTGTTATCTATAGAGTGGACTCCGTTAATATTAATAACCCACCCTACAGGCTGCCTTAACCTTATGGGCATACCCGGCACAAGTTCTTCAGCTTTTGTTACAATTTCTTCTACATCTAAAGCTTGTGCCATACTCATAACAGCTTCCCACTTACCTTTAAATGCTCCGATATCAGCACAATGGAGTTCACTAGGGTCTTTTGCACCTACATTTTTGCAGCCAATCCTAAATACTTCACCTTCAAATTCTTTAGCATGTAGAGCCTTACAAATTGTTCGTTCAAACACAACAGCACCCACATCTCCTTCGTGGTGTATATATACCTTAAGGCCTTTTAGAATTTCCACCCATTCAGGTTTAAACGTGGATGCGCCAGGAACGCCTAATGCAGGAATGTTATGAAACCACAACGTATGCGTATCACTTTCTCCTTCTACTAGTACTACATAGCCTTTACTTTGTATCTCTGACAATTTATGCAGACCGTACAAACATACTTTAGCCCCTTTACTCCAAGTAAACATCTTGCTTGCATATCTGTATCTGGTAGTAATCTCTTTGCCAGCTTCGTCTAAATATGGTATTTTTATTCCGTTTCTGTAGTCGCCCATTTTCCAATCTTCAACAAGCCACGCAGAGGAAAACTGTTTTTCATGGCAATAGTTTTTAATTGTGTATATACGCTTTCTGGCTGCTTCCTCCTCGTCAGAAATACCCAGTTCTTTCAAAATAATCTTATACGCTTCATCGGTGTTAACATTATCTATCTTGCTCCTGAACGTTATATAATTGCCTTTTTCATCGCATCCGAAACAGTTATACTTACCAGTCTTCAAATCTACTGAAAATGATAAGTTAGTATCATTATGAAAAGGACATAATGCCATAACCTTATCACCGGTTCTTTTTACTTTTTTAAGAAACCTAGAATATTCCATAAAATAATTAATTTTACTATCAATATCTATGCAATTCATGGTATAATCCTCCTATAAGGTTAGTTTTTTGACGTTTTTTATTTTTAAGTTTTACTATTGCAATTAGGTATAAGCATTTCTGCTTATACCTTTTTTGCCTCTTGTTAGAATGGTATAACGTTCGATGAATCATCATTTCTATTCCCCCTAGTCATAGTTTTAATTTGTGCAGAGTATGTTCTCATATTTGACCTATCCTGATCATTTAAGATTCTGCCCATTGCAAACTGTGCCTGAGCATAGGTTATACCGCTCTTGCTTTGTTCTTTTTTTAGAGTTATCTTAGTTATAACATCGCAGGACTTCATACCTTTCATTACTACTTTCTTAACAATGTAATCATTAAATGCTTGAAGACTGGTAGGTGGAAGTGTTAATCTTGTAGGAAGCATGTCCCCACTTTTTAGTAGGAACAGTCTATGTAAGTTTTTGCACGCTTTACCTGTGCCAGCTTCACCTGTTCCATACTGGTTTAGGTGACATGTCTTACAGTTTCCTCCCGGAGTTCCCAAACCTGCTTTGCCATCCAAGCTTGAGCAGGTGGGAGGATTATTTTGTCCGTCATATTTACCTTCGTAGTATGCATTCATAGGATAATGGTCTACTATAACTGCCTCTATTTCTTTTACAGCGTCAGGGTTATCAGGATCATCTCCGGGTACTTCAAATGCCGTAATACCCCCACTCGGTATCTTTATTACATCAAATGTAATATTTAAACCTTCCAACTCTTCTACATCTATTGAAACCTCAGAGNNGAACTTATCTGCTTCCTTTACTGCCAATTCATTTCCTTCGATTCTATCCATTATTAAATTCCTCCCTTTCGTATTTGAATGCTCGTTTTTTCATAAACACTTACTTTGTCTGCCAGCCATTCAGGTAAAATCCCATCATTAGCCTCAGTCTGCTCCTTTATAAATCCGCTTAGCGTTGATGAATTTACTGTAAACAGGTCATTGTAGCCCATTTTTTTGAGAGCTTC